CTCCTCTACTATATCATCATATCTTTTTTGTTTATATAGCCTACCGTCTTCCATTTTAATATGTGGGTCGAAAAAATTCTGATGTTACAGGTAATCTATATCTAAAATCTTCACCACAATTAGAACAATTATGTGTTAAATCCAAATCAAGACCAAAATTTTCAAATTCTGAATATTTAGAATCAAAATATCTTAAATCTCTTGCGTGTAATTCTTCAACATATTGCTGTATTTTAGATGGAATATTTATATCATTATTTATACTGACTATTTTATATCTATATGTTAATATAAACTCTGGATTACCCTCATAAGATGGCATTTTTTGTAAAATACGTTTAGATTCACGACTAATATTGTCGTAATCTGATACAGACAGTAGCCTTGCTTGTATAATATCGCCACTTATAGGCAAGGGTCCTATATCGAATGGCTCTGTAAAATCTTCTGGTAATTCGATAACATCTAATTTATCTAAATTTACAGTAATTTCTTGTGTTTGACCACAATTAGGACACACATAAGATACCTTATAATCTTCACCATAAGTAATAGTCCTTAATTTATACATGAGATATTGAAAATCGGATAATTTTAAATCTACAACCTTTAAATCTTTTGGTTCTACAACACAATTTTGTATTAAATTAGCAATACTAATAAGACCACCATTACCTGCTAATCTTGTTTTTTCATCTAATGTAGTCATTGCTCTAAGTGTTACAGTTGACGGAAAATTATCACCATAAATTTTACCTAAACTTGGTAACTCATGCGTTTCTTTAATTGGTACATTTTTAGCCATAAAAAGTTTCCTCCATTAAAATATTATAGTTAATCTAATTATATTAACACATATATTATATCATAAAATATACAATAAATCAAGTGTTTTACAATAAAAATTTTTACGTTTTTATTAAAAATGGCTAATAAGTATTTACCTATTAGCCATTTATTTTTATTATTTATTTCTTGCTAATGGTATCGCATTATCAAAAGTTATATCCATTGTCAAAGTACGAACACTATTACCAGACTGGTCAAAACTACCTAAACTAATACTTGTAGGGAAACAACCATTTAATTGCCACTGTCTCGCTGTTCTACCTTGAGGGTCATATTCTATAAGATAAGCTACTTTCTTATAATCTACCGCATTTCCTATCTCTTGTGTTTCAGGATTATAAACAGTATTCATCCAAGCCATTAACAATCTTTCTACGTCTAAACCTATATAGTCATTTATAGTTAAGTTAGAAGATTGAAACGATGGTTTACCTGCAAAGTGTATTAAGTTATTAGCATAGTTAATATCAATAGGACTTATAGACAATGTAGGCGCACTATATGAAGCTACTGATAAAGTAATTAATTCACTTATATTAGCAGGTACTTTTTTACCGCCTACCATTATTAAATTTTGTAAACCTGAAATTTGAAACTCAAAGTTATTAGTACGCTGTGGCTCAAAATCTGTATTTTTAACCATGTGATATGTACCAAGCTGTATAGGTTCTGAACCTCTACGAACTAATTCATTTGTTTGCATACCTAAAATCTTACTATAATTAGTTGCCATACAATATCACCCCTTATTATATAATATTTTCTTCGCTTTCTACCATATTTGCTACGGAAGAAGACATTAACTCAAAACCAATAATAAATTTCTCTGCTGCTCTCGCAATAGAAACCCTTACAGTACCACGAATAATATTATTATTAATATCCGCATCACTTGTAGTTGTTTCATCCATAATAATTTCGTAAGAATTTAAACCACGTTCTGCTTTCATTTGTGCTAGGAATGGGTCTAATCTACCTCTGAACTCATTCCATGTTCTAATATTATTCTGCTCAAATGTTAATGCAATAGATACTGTGTTAATAGCTCTTTTTATTTCATTAGCTGTTAATCTAACACCCAACTCTTGTAAAGCACTTCTTAACCCCTCGTCATTATTAACAATATAATATAATGTTTTCTGACCATATATTACATATCCATACTGTCGTAATTTCATAATAGGATTAACACACTGTGAACCGTCTGTGTTTTGCCATTCATCTAATAATGCACTATTAATTTCATATTGAGGTCTAATAATATTAGATACAGTAGCACGATTAACTCCAGCAGGAGGATTCCACAAAGGATTACCAGAACCCAATGATTTAGCTAACGTGTATAAAAATACAAATGAAGGAGGCATCCAAAGACTATCATTTGTATCAGTTTTCATAAATACCCACGGTGCATAACCAGTAGCATAAGATGAATTAAAATTCTCATAATATGACTTTATATCACTTGATGGAATAGATAAGTTAGGGTCTATAATAGCAACACAATCTTGTCTGCTTTCTGCCAATGAAATCATAGCTTTAGCAATAGGATATGTATTAGTGCCATCATACTCGTCAATAAAACCACCAGATGTAATAAATTTAAAATCATACAAATATTTATCTGATAACTTACTATATATACTTGATATATTACTTAAAACTGTATCATTATCTGCATCATTACCGCCAGTAAATTTAACTAAATCACTAATATTTGTTAGATAACTCAATGCAGTAACAAGATTATTATTAGTATTATCAAATACTACATATACATAATCGCCTTCTACTATAGGTGCTACACCGTTTACTATACCACCACAACTACTTACTATCCTTTCTGCTACAAGTAAA